GCTTGGTGGGGAGAGCAGTTCACATCGAAGCTTATCCTCGACCACCTTGCATCTTCGGACTTCGGACGTAAATGAGAAAGCCATGGTGTTTCAATAATTAGTTTTTGCAGAAAGATAGACATGTTGTCGGCCCGTTCTTTAGAGGCCGAAATAATCATGATCTTTTTTTCTGCATTATTGAAAAGCGTCCAAAGAACGAAGGCTCCAGTAATCCATGACTTCCCAACTCCACGGAAAGCTTGTATCTGAAGACGTTTAGGTCCAGACTGAAGATAGTCTGCGATTGCGTATTGTGCACGTGTTGGCTCCGGTAAATCAAGCTGCGCCCACAGGGCTTGCAGGAACAGCTTAAAATCATCTTGTAGGGCGGATAAGACGTCGGTCATTCGTAGTTGTTTCTAATAGGATTAGCAGTAAAACCAATAGCACCACGAATGGCGTTTACGCCGCGTTGTACAGCTTTGTCAATAGGTCCTCCCATAATTTCATCAACCATAGGAATAACTTCTAAAGCATCGGGTATAACTGCTTTCATTGCACTGCCAAACCGAATACTGCCTCTTTCTGAGCGTAGTTTGTTAGCAAGTTCTGAAAGGTATCTGTGCTCACCTAAAGCACGGTTGTAGTCAGATCCACCTAGTTTATCGCTTTTTGCTAGGTTAGTTTCTCTAGTAGTAAGTCCTAAATTATTTGGATCATTAGAAAAACCACCTTTAGCAATAGGTATGTTATGGTCTACATCAATAGGTTGACCCATATGTTCAGACAGCATTTTAGCGTCTTCATACCTATATTGCTGCATTAACTGTTCAGCTTCACTTAACTTAATTTTCTGTTGTTCACCTTTTCTAGAACGTGAGCCTTCTACACGAGCTTCATAAGCAGCCTCAGGAAAATTTACTGATCTGTTTTTTCCAACGTATTTAGCAGTGTAAGTTACACCGTCATAGGTATATTGAACAGAGCCAGACGGAAGTTTTTTTCCACCTGACTTTGCTTGTTCTGCTTTCTTTTTTCTAAAGTCAGCTTCCCATTCTTGAAGCACTTCAGGCGGTACTCCCGCTTTTCTGGCGCTAGGCATTACTTAATATGTGATAAAATTAAAGATTCACGAAGTAGATTTTGACCAAACTGCTGCCTCATCCACTCTCGCCAATGTAAACTTCCTTTGTCCTGATTGCAACTGGAACAGGCCGGTACGACATTTGATGTAATGTCTTCACCCCCAAGAGAACGAGGATGTACGTGGTCCAATGTAAGTTCATGTAAGTCATAGGTTATTCCGCAATAAACACATGTGCATCCAAAGTGTTCTTTGATGCTGCGCCTCCAAAGGCGCTTGGCTTCAGAGGACGTCATGGTTATTAGGTTGTAAAGATAATGATCAGGGGTAGGAAGAAGAGGAGTCATGCGTACCGTTGGTTACGACGAGGTCTAGAACGATTCTTTTTAGGGCTTTCCAGCTTACCGCTGTTAGGTCCTGTATGAGATGCGTCTTTACCGTCACCGTTACCGTAGGTACCGAGTTTCCGATTCAGCTTGTTGGCTTTAACTCTGATTTGTAGACCAGCATTGGTCTTATTGTATGCACGCTGCTGCTTTCGACGGCGAGCAGCTGCTTTAGGATTCGACTTGTAGTATTGTGAGGTTTTACCGCTTGCCATAAAGTCTGCTTTGTACGAGTTCTGGGTCAACTTGCGGCATTACACTAGCCAATTTAGACAGTGGGTTGCCGTCGTAAGCTACGCCACTGATGTCATTTGTTTTGAGCCAGTCGCAAGCTGCTTTAAGATCTTGTGTAGTAGCTTCACCCGACTTAATGCGAGTAAGAAACTCTTTAGTAACAAGATTATGCAGCTCGTTAAACTGGTCTTCTGTAGCCTTTTTCTTAGCCATTACGAAGCACGATCTGGTCAAGTTTGTTTTCTATGCGTACCATGTGATCTTCCATTCGGCTAATCATGTCAGATAATTCTGACTTCTTAACATAATCAGAAGCCACAGTAAGCTCAATACCATCTAGCCGACGGTCAAGTGCGCTTATGCGTTCATGTACGCTATTTATTCGGTTGTGCAGTCTACTGTTGAGAGCTGCTCCTCCGGCTATCGCTGCTATCGACAGACTTACTAGGGCTTCGATCATTTTTTAGTGATACGATAGGGATGATGTCGTGACACAACACTTCTACCCGGCTTCCAGGACGAAAAGTAAAACCAGCTTTCATAATTTCTGTGCATTTTAATGCTCTAGCTAGTTCATACTCAAGGCGCATTTTTTGTTCGTGTCGGCTAGCTATTTGTTTGCATAGTTCTATCATGCCGCCGTCTAGCGGCACCATAAAATTAAGCTGCATACCATAGTTATTAGAACGGACGTATCCGTCAGCTTCATACGGTATAGTATCGTTGCCCATATAAAACGGGCTAAACGTCATTGTAGATCCGTTGCACGAACTGTTAGGACCAAATATCTGTCTACTTGGTGCACCGTTGTTTTGGAACTGCACTGCTTGGTTAGTCACGTTACCGGTAGCAGCAGCCACAGGATTAGAAGTGTTTTGTACCTTTGGATCTTCTGCGTAAGCAGGTGTTACTGCGAGAAGATAGAGAGCGAGGTAGTGGTAGAAGTGGATTCGATTGTTTCTGTGATGTCGATCGTTTCTACAACGCCTGCGTCTCGGGTTGTGATCTCTAGAGACCAAGGATCTCCAGCCGTGGTTACGGAAAATGTTGTACTGTCGCCAGCAATGTCTGAGCTGGGAGTTACGTTTGATCCACTCCATGAGTTGTAATCACCACCAAAGACTTCAGTCTCGATAGTACGTTCAATGTCAACCGTGGTGGTGGTTGTCGATTGCATTGACCCCTGGGTAAACTGCGGGGTAACAGTTTGGGCTGATGCAGGCGCAGCCAACAGCAGCAACAGAAGTAGCTTTTTCATTCCTTTTTTTCACGGGTAATTGAGAAAGTCGCTAGAGTGCCACTAAGAATTGATGCGACGTATGTCGGATCCATCTTTGGCATCCAACCTGCGTAGCTGGCAGTCAGGAGTCCTGCTGACCAGACGAGGACGATGAATTTGATGAACCCTTCTTTTTTGTTATCTTTGTCCATGTTTGTTTAAAAACAGGTTTCATAACAGTGACTAGCCATTTAAACATAGAAGTGGCAGTCAGGGTGGCTGCAACTGACACAACAGCAGTAGTAGCTGCTGTAGTTAACACGATCCCATCAGGCACCGGAACATCTAGTTCTGTGTATGGAACACGTACTGTAGGAACTTCAGGTATCGGTGGTGTAGGTGGTTTCGGTTTTTCTTTGTCGGATTTTGTTGTTCCTTTGACTCCCGGAGGTGGCCGAAGGTCGCTAGGAGGCACCACAAGCGGCTTGTACGAGGGCAAATCCGCTCGTGGGACATCTAGTACCGGACGGGGTAAAACAAGGGGCTCAGGAAGCCGTAGAGACGGTAGTACCGGCGGCTCACCTAAATCCATTATTTGTTAGGGAAAAGTCCGTTACGGATAAACTCAACAGCCTTATCATCAACATCGTTGTCGGTAGACTCAGCCAGTTTGGTCAGCATGTCTACGATAAGCAGCTTAACCTTGTCAGATTGAAGAAAAGAAAACAGGATTGGACGGATAATGGTGATCATGAATCTGCGGAAATAGGTGTGTTGCCTTCAGCAAGCCACTCAAGGTACTCTTGGTAGTCGCGGTTAGCTGGGTCAAATGGAATATAAGCGCCTGTTTCAACAAAGCGGACCGCATGTGGTTCACATTCGTACAGGTCTGTTATTTTTACGAGTTGGTAAGTCATACTAAATTTCTGCGTTTGCAGTAATAGTCGCACCAGCCCACCATACTGTGTGGCTAGAATCTGTACTTTTTACATTTATAGTACATTCTGAAGAGGTGTCGTAAATAATCGAAATGGTTGCGTTTGATTGACCATCAGTTCCTCCAGTTATATTTGCTGTAGGGTTGGCTCTCATTGTTACAGGCCAGTTATACGGGACTCGCATCCCATCAACACTATTGCTAGTTGAATAAGTGTAGCCTGCTACCGCAACCTCGTTTTTAGACTTGTAATAATACCTTTGACACCTAGCAAGCTGATCGCCAGAGCTTCTGTGCTCAAACGGTGTAGCTTTTTCGCCAACTTCTAATTGAATGCCGGTTAGATTTAGTGTTTCATTTTGTGTTGCAACAAGATTTCTCGCACCCGATGCTCCAATTAAAAAGCTACCCGTTTGCCATTGGTTAAGCGTAGAGGTTTGGTAGTTTGTCCCAGAACCTAGCGTAAATCCAATTTCTAATTGACGAGCATTTCCAGTTGCAGTGAAATTTGATGTTGGAGCGGGAATCGATATAGTTTTGTATTCCCAAGTATTGGCAGTGTTTACGGTATAAGTTGAGGTAAAACAATAAGTCCAGGATGCGTTAAAAGCATAAAAACTGTATGTACCCGTAGTACTTCCTTTTACCCAAAAAGATAATATAAGATCCTTAGCATTTGTTGTTCCAATACCAGTGTGGTAAAGGTCCTGTGCTTCTAATCTTTGGGACCAAGTAACGTATCCATTTGCCGCCATATTAGTGCTGGCAAGAGACTTAAGTTTTACGCTGTGATAAAACCCCGGAGGACCGTCTGCAACTTGATCAGCTGAAAAAAGATTGGCATTGTTTGCCCAATGTCCCCACCTGTCAACTGTTTCATATGTAAGACCACCTCCAGAAGCTGCGTTATTCACTTCTGCAGTAGATCTCTGCGCCACGTTCATCGCACCATTGATGATTAAGTTGCGATTACTCAACGCACCAGCAGTCGGCATCTGTTGACCGTCAACTGTGACATGACCAGCGTTATCTAACTGGATGCCACCGTTAGCGGTTGATGCGTGTTCAATGTTTGTTACTTTAATTGTACTCATAATCAAGCCTCCGGTTTAGTAGGCCAAACAGGGTTGGCTGGATCAGTAGTGTTTGCAGGCAGATCACGGAGAGCTTGGCGGTAGGTTTGCATTTCCGTTGACATAGGTACGTCAGGCAAAGCTAAGTAATCGGTTTCTGCAAGACGACGGTTGCGCTCTTCACGTAGCTCAACCATGGGTTGTGCAGCTATAAGTCGATCAATTTCAGCTTGAATTTCTGCTTCAGTAGGTGCTGTTTGGTTTTCATCAAGCCACTCAAGCTCACCTTCCCGAATGACCCATGCACAATCAGCTCTTAAATTTTCAAGAGCTTTAATTTTATATAGCTCAGTCATGGTGCAATCTCCATTAAAATGAGGGCGGTAGCGCCGCCGCCTCCGCTATCTCCATATCCAAAGGCACAGGTTCCAGTGGAGCTGGCAACTTGTACTTTATATGTAATAGAAGTACCAGAACTTACTTGGGGATCATCTACAATAGCACTTTTGTAATTTACAAAATCACTTGAGCTAGATGTGTAATGAGCATAAGTATCTGCAGATATTTGAGAACTGCCTCTTAACAGTTGAAATCTTCCTCTTGTGCAGTTATATGAATTATACTCAAACATCACAAGTACTTTTGAATTAGTTACTTTTGTAGTGATGCTTTTAGACATAAGATCTACAAAACCGGCACCACTTGCTGGCGCAGCTAAGCTACTTCTCGATGAAAAAGCGCCCGCTCTTTGGTATTGCACAACCTGCAAAACGCTGCCGGTCGGCATGTCACTGTAGCCAAACGCCTCAAACTCAAGCGTTCCAGCAGTGCTGCTGTTCTTCAAAAACTCATTGGCTGACCCTACCGTGGTAGGCAGGACCAGCGTTTTATCCGTACCAGTAGGACTGGTATCGGCGGGAGCCTGTAGTGATACGCTCCCGTCTGTACTTCCTTTTAGTTTAATGCTCATCAGGCAGCTCCTTCGACTACCTGTGCATTGACCTGTGCTCCTGTTTGAACAACGCCTAGCTCATAAGCTTGATCAACTTGTGCCTCAACTCCAACAGCAATAGCAATGTTATTTGCGTTGCAATGGGCAGTGTTAAGTGCAACTATATCTTGAATTGCAGCTTCAGCTCTGGTTTTAGCTCTAAGAGTTAGCCATTCACCGACATCTGCAGCGGCATATTCGAGTCCTTTGCGCTCAAGGTCAGTGACAGTAATAGTGTAGTTCATGTTAATAATAAATGTGTTTAACCAATAAGGTATCCGCCAAAATGGAAATACTCTTTAGTACTTCCATAGACAGCGCCTGCACCAACGTTTAGCCGTACTTGGTCGTCTTTAGCCAAGTTGTATGTCCAAACGATTGAGCCATTTTCTGCATAGTTACCGCTGTCTTCAGACAATCTCAGATGCTTGCTGTCGTATCCCACTACACCATTTACTTGCATATAAACACGCACTACCTGTGCACCATCGCCACTTTTAATTGAGCCATAGTAAAAACAGTATATGCCAGCAACCGGGGCAGTAAAGACACCGGTGCTAGTAGAGTAGTGACTGCCTTGATTTAATTGGACGTGACTTGGTGCAAGGTTACCGCTGGTGCTATCAGTGGTATTTAATGAAACTTCAAAAGCAGGATGGTTGGCTTTTGTGACATAACCATCGGACGTGATTCTCATCCGCTCAGTGTTGCTGCCACCATTTGGTCGCGTACTAAAGCTCAGATAACCACCATATTGACCGCTTGTGGCATTTTCTTTAGAGCCCTTAATGTCGGCCCAAGACGTTCTATTTGTTCCATCGTAATTGCCGCCAAACGCAATTTTACCACCAGCACCGTTAGCTAAATTAGCGGCAGTCAGGAAAAGAACGTTATCAGTGCCGTTATCTGTTCCGTCAAGATGGAGTCTAGTCAAAGCCGACGTCACGCCAACCCCCAACCGCCCAGAGCTACTAACCGTTGCTCGTGCCGTTCCACCAGTAACCAGCTTTACCTCATTAGTCCCACACTGCAAACCCGTATCTGTGTCAGCGCCGGTAAACGCTGGGTTTGCTTCTGTATTAGTACCGTCAATTTTTACAGTCATAATTAAACAATAGTCCAGGTAGAGCCAGAAGAAACAGTAACAGTTTTGCCACTATTGACGGTTATAGGACCGGCAGTAATGCAGTTGTTACCTGATGCGATGATGTAGCTGTCATCAATAGTGTTAGCGTGAACAACAGCCCAGGCATTAGAACCGCTAGCTCCTTTTTCAGGATAACTGGCAGCAGCCGCTTCCCAGGTCATACCGCCGGCATTGCCTGAACGTGCAGTCAGTACATAACCATCACTAGGATTATTTGAAACCTTAAGGTTAGCTTCATCAACTACGTTGTCAGCAATAACCGTACCACCATCACCGGTAGAAGTTACTTCACCAGTGTGGTTAGGGTGGCTGTAGTTATTAGCAGAAGCAGCAACACCGTCTAGTTTGGTTTTATCAGAACTGCTCAGCAAACCAGCATCACTGGTTGTAGCCAAAGTCAGGGTTGCGTTAGTACCTGTACTACTAGCAATTACACGGGTGCTAGCTGTGTAGCTTAAATTAGTTGTCCCATCAGTTTGGTCTACCCAAGACAGCGCACCAGAACCATCTGTTTGAAGAACCTGGTTAGAGTTACCATCGTTGTTAGGCAGTGTCAACGTGTAAGACGCACCAGCACTGTGTGGAGGTGATTTAATTTTTACACCGTGGCTGTTTTGAGAACAGTTAAGCTGCAGTGTACCGTCGTTACCGCTTGCACCTTTAACCTCAACAACACCTGTTCCGTTAGGGTTTAGCTTAATGTTGCCGTTATTAGTGCTGGTGTTGATTTCGTTATCTTTGACATCAAGATTACCACCTAGTTCTACAACACCTGTTCCGTTAGGGTTCAGTTTGATGTTGCCGTTAGTAGTGCTGGTATTGATTTCACTTCCTTTGACGTCAAGATTACCGCCAAGTTGCGGAGTTGTATCCGACAACAAATCAAAGGCAATAGAGCCCGTAGGAATGGTAATAAAACCAAGCTGTTGGTCTACCTCAAAGATTGGGTCATCAGTTTGGTTACCGCCAATCTTAAACTTACCGTTGTGGTCAGTGATAGCAGTCCAGACCTTACCGTTGTTAAGTTCAGTAATCTGTTTAGATTCATCCGGCACACCGCCGTTTTCAGGCAATGCATCGTAGTCCATACCACTACCAGCGTATTCCATCGTGTGACCGCTAGAAGCAATCATAGAACGAAGGAAGAACTGTACAGCAGCATTGTCAGCGATGGCACCATTAAGGCCGTCGTTTTGACTACGGTTGCTAGCGTTAGGGCGGCTAATTGTAACCCTGTGCCCACCAGTAATTACAGTAGACGATAAGATAGGATAGGTTACGTTGTTAACCGTAACAAGCATGTTGCTAGCTGGTTTAGTGTCATCACCGAACCAACCACTGCCTGCAGAGATGTTATCTACGTCAAACGTAATAGCTCCACTAGCAGCAGCACCTTTAACCTGTCCGCTAAAAATAGCAGCAGTAGATTTGCCGTCAGCCACCAATGCCTTTTCACCAAAGTCAGTGGTAGATGCAGCCAGGTTTGCCTGACCACCATTCAGTGCTTTGATGTGATATTTGTTAAAGAAGGCATAGCTAGACGTACATTGTGCATAACCATTGTTAGTAACAAGGATACCAGGTCCGTTAAGGCCAACGTGGGTATAGCTGTCTGCAACCATCGACCGCAGAGGGCTTGTGGTTTTAGGCGTACTGCCGTCAATCAACATACCACCGCCGGTAGGAGCGTTGGTAAGGTCACCAGCAGTACCGCCGCGAGGACGGTGAGACCGCAGATCGCTGTTGTCAATTTGGCTGTCAGAGAAGTTAGTGCAGTTCTGAACGTAAGGAGACTTAGTAATAAAAGCGTTGTTATAGAACGCAAAGTTCCAGCCTTGCTTATCAGGCAGATCAGAGTCAATACTGTTGTTACCAGAGTTACTGGCTTGCATACCAGTCAACGTCAGGTTCTGAATAAACGAACCGCTGTTCAACTCAAACAGTGCAGAGTTACCAGCAGATGCAGGTTTTTCAGTTGCAGGCGTAGGATGCACAAGGCAGCTACGCAACGCCATACCAATAATAGAAACGTTACGACGTTTAATTTGGATAGGTGCGATTTCTTGGTAGGTACCAGCAGCCACAATAACGGTCATACCATCACCACCACCGGTCACTTCCAGCTCAAAGCCAGAACCACCGCCACCGCCAAGATTAGAGTCAGCAGCAGACAGGATGTCACCAATCTGATACTCTTGCAACGTAGAGTTAGCAACGTTAGTGACTGAAGTAACTGCGTTACCAGAAACAGTAACTGTTGCGGTCAGACCTGATCCAGTAGTACCTCCAGTAAGAGGAACATTGTTGTATGTACCGTTGGCATAACCAGAACCTGCAGTTTTAATAGACGTATCGACATCTGCGTTGATGTCGTTGATAGCTGCTTTAATGGTCAGCTTAGGACCGCTGATACGGTGACCGGTTTTATTATCGTCACCACCAGTTTTATCAACATAGATAACTTTGTCTTGGGTTCGGAAAGAACCGCCGGACGCAACGTCTAGCCAGGCTGAACCGTTCCAGATTTTAAGAGTTTGGTTATCGTCGTTTTGCAGCCAGGTTTTACCAACCTCGTAGCTGCTTGCACTAGGAGTACCGGTTTGTACAAGGGTGTCAAACCGTTTAGCAGCAGCACTAGAAGTAAAGATGCTGTCGTCATCTGTAGTAGGACCGGCATCTTGTTCTGCCAGTGTGATGACGTCAGCTGGGTTAATACGGTCAAGATCTACACCACCTTGAGTAATACCCAAAGTAATGGTTCCGTCACCGTCGTTGGTAACACTCAACCCTGTGCTATCAGCAGCAATATCGCCAGTAATAGCAGCATCGATCATGTCATCGATCTTTGCCGTAGTAGCGATAGTTGTATCGTTGTTAGGGTTAGACTCACTGGATGTAATAATGTCAGCAGCTTTGATCCTATCAAGATCAACACTACCTGCACCGATACCAAGAGTTGTTTGACCAGCATTAGTAGACTTAGTAAGACCGGTGTTGTCAATCAACACATCACCAGTGATAGCTGAGTCAATCTTAGAATCAATACGGTTATCAATAGATGCTGTAGTAGCAATGGTAACGTCGTTATCAGGCCAAGTCTCGCTACTTACAATGGTTTCAGTACCATCGTCAAAGTAGTTGTCCTCCAAGTACTGTTTGGTAACAGCATCCTGTGCGTTAACAGGATCACCAAGTTCGGTAATCCTGTTGCTGTTCATGTCAACATTAGTGATGAACGTACCACTAGACCTAGTTACATATTGATCTGTAAGCTCTTGCGCAGAATACAGCGTTTGAAGATAGTTGTCGTTTAGATCCTGTGCACGGATAGCAGAACCTGCGAAAAATTCATTCCGCAGGTTGTTAATGTCCGTATCCCTAAAGATCCTTACGTTGTTAGTACCAGATGCCGGAGCAGTAGTAAACGTAATTTCAGTAAGAGTCGAAAACGTGTAATCAGTGTTTTGAGTTTTTAGGACTCCGCCGACAGAAACTTTGACGTCGGATTCCTCTAGATATTCAAATGGAATTGTAAAGGTAACGTCAGTGCCGTCACCATTGTAAAATACTTCAGTTGTAGCCATTACACATTTAAGATGTTAAAGGTTACGGGTGGTTATTTGTTCGTCATGGTTTGTACGTCAAACCTGGGTGCTTGACCCATACGTTGATCCACTACGTTTCTACCAGCTTGGTAAATACGTTCTTGCAGATCATCTTGCATTTCTTGCGGTAACCGAAGTTCTGCAAGTTTTTTAGCTTCACGTGCAGCCGCGTCAATGTTAATGTAAAGGTTGTCAAATATCTTTTCGTCGATGTCTTTACCGTCTTTTAGTCGAAGACCGTGAATAGTATCAACCCATTCATCAGCATCATAGATACTCATGTAGTAAGCAATACGTTCTCTAAAGTAACCATCCTCACCCATAATTTCAAACAACTTAGCTTTTTCCTCAGCTGTGTACTTAACACCGTTTTCTGCCACGTTAAACACGGGACGGGCGTCGTACTCAATCTTCATAAGAAAATCAGCCTCAGGACGGTCTTTGCCTTCAAAGATCTTCATAGGCATAACAGCGTTCCAGGCACGAATCCATGGGTTTTCTGCATAGCCAACCTTGTCACCGTAAAGCCAGTCTTTAAGTTGAGGCAGCGCACCTTCAGGATCAACAATGTCTGCTACACCGTTTTTGTTACGGATGTGAGTAAGTAACTCGTTTTCTACTACACGCAAACCGGGAGCAATAATTTTACCAAGGTCACGTCGTACACCGTGAAGCGGTGCCATAGGACTAATAAAGTTAGCAGCCCAGCGAGTTCGAGCACCAGCATCACCACGAAGAACGTCAAACATCGGTTCAAGACCAGCAAACATATCACGGCTAGTCAACGAAGCAGCTAACACAAAGCTAGCTTTTTCAAGGAACTGGTCTGGTTCACTAACGCTAGTAAAGTTATCCATAACGTTAACAGTAAATGCCATCCAGTCACCAACAGGACCAAGCCACTCATAACTGTGCCAGTTACCATCATCACCTAGATATGTTTTCTTTTGGTACTCACCGGCTTCTGCACGAACGGATTGACGACCCGGATCAAAATGACCGTCACCACGAATTCTACCTTGCAGGAACATACCAAAGGCCGTCATAATAGCAGCAGTACCGATAGCTTTCTTACCACGCAACTCTGCACGAAGACCGTCAAACTCAGCTTGCGTAACTTTAAGACCACGAGGAGTCATCAGCTTTTCAAGCTCGTTTTTGGTAAACCCTTCCATCGGTGTGTTACCTACAATCTTTTTGTAATCATCCATAAAGGCGGTGATTGGACTGTATGTACCGAAAGTAGACACAACGTTAGCGCTGGTCTTAGGAAACAGCACAAACGGTTTCATCCAAGGGTTTTGTTTAATAAGAGCGGTAAACGCCCGGACACGAGGAGTGTCTAGGTTAAGTGCAATCTCAGAAGTAGCGTAGTCAACGTAGTCATTTTTGATCAGACCCTTAGTGTCAAACATGGAGTCGTAATACTCCTTTGACTTAGCCTTAAAGGCTTCGGGTGTCATCTCAAGACCTTCGTCGATAAAGTCGTCGTAAGCCAACATACGGGCTCGACCGTTAGCCATAACAGCACGGGTAAATCCGTCAAACGCTGACATAGCGTTAGCACCGAATCTAAGGATAGGGTTTTTACCTACAGCATCCAAAGTTTCTGCAATCTCCAACAAAGCAGCTGGACCATCTTCACCGCGTTTAGACGCTGCATCAGCAAAAGCACGGAGAAGATCCATAGACTCTTCGTTGCGTATTGCCAGGTCGTCACGGACCATATAGCTTACGCTGTTCGGATCCTTAGACGCCATGGTAAACACCTTGCCCATGTGTTTAGTACCCTTAGTAAAGGAATCAAGAACACCAGCGTAGGCAGCAAAACCACGTTTAACTTGACGCATGTTGCCACTAAGAATAGCACCACCAAGGTGGGCAACTGGTTTAGCAATCATACCGCCAACGTTACCGAACAACGCCTTCATGGGCGTGCTGGCTGACGTAAGGATAGAGTTGTAGTAGTTAGAATACAAACCCTGAACAATAGCGTTAGGAATGTTAGGATGTTTGTCGTACACTGCTTTTTGAATAGCAGGCAAACTTTCTTTGATGTACAGGTTAAGTTTACCCATGGTGTTAATGTCACCGTCGGAAAACTCATAGGCAAGCCTAAGGGGATCAAAGAACTCAGGACGTTCTTCGTGAACAGCTTTTAGTGTTTGCACAAATCGTTGAGCTTCTGCTGCCTGTTCAGCAATCAACTCGTCAGTGGTCTGAGCAGCTTCACTGGCTGCATCAGCAATCTCATCAACTCTGTTAGGGTTTATCACATCAAGGATGCTGACACGCTTCCAAGTATTTAGGAAGTTCAGTTTTTGACCACGCATAGATTTAGCCAAACCAGTCTCCATAAGGAGATAGCCCACTCGGTCAAAGATACGTTCTTGTGCTTGTTTAACTGCAAGCGTACCTTCCATATTACGTGCCTGCTCAGCAATGTCAGAAACCTGACCAGCCAAAGAAGTTGTCAAATATGCTTGTGCTTTTTCAGCATCCATATTGACATAGTCGTCAAGATATTTCTTGATCGCCTTCATACCAGCGTTAACACCTTCGTCATTTAAGACAGCAGTCTTTTGACCAAGCCGTGTGTATTCTTCTTTAAACTCATCAAGCATAAGCTTGAGCCAACCAGGGTCAGCCTGTGGATCAGCAAGCAACTCAGCTAGGCGTGTACCAGCTTCGTCAATCTCTCTAAATCCAATCTTAGCTCCGTCTGGCAGGAAAGCGTCATACTCACCAGCTTTACGGATCTGTTCTTTAACTGCGTCAACAATAGACCGCTTAGGCAGTTGATCTGCCTCTAGTCCATATTTAAGTGCAGCTTCGGAAACCAGGCTACGCAGTCTGCCGTGTACAGTACCTTGATTGTTTTTGATACGTACGGCGTCCACACCAGCCCCTACAACACCCATGTCATCTACGGTACGTGCACCAACCTCATCAGAATGGAAGACGTCGTGTACGCCCTTTGTAGCCTCTTCTGGAGCAGGGTTCTTAGACAGTGCAAGTTCACCAATCTCATCCAAAGCTTGTTCTGTTTTAGCGACAGCAGCTTCCATGTTTTGCATGAACTCTTCAGGATTAGCCTCTTCAGCACGTGCAAATGCTTTGGCTGCAGACTCATCCTTAAATACGTAGTCAGTTACGCTACGTGTACCACGAATATGACGGAAAAGCTTAATGCCTGACTCCAAGAAACTAGAGGTAAAACCCAGCATAACGCCTTCGTTACGATTCTTTTCAGCCCATACGTCAGGTGATTCACCGTCAAGGGTAGCCCAGTCGCTAGGAATCCAACGATAGGTAGTAGGCCAAGACTTCTTAAGCCAACCAGCAAGGTTGTCGTCAACAGCGTTTAGTTTGTTAGTAGAGTCAACATAGGCACCGACACTTGTGTCAACACCCAGCTCAGCCATCCATTTACCAGCACGCGAGGTTGCAGGAAAACGACTAGACACAGCTGTAGCAGGTCCAGTTTTAGAAAGAGCACTGACACCTTTTCCAGCCGCCCTACGCATAAACAAAAACGGAAGGATAAAGGAGCTTAGTTCACGAATACTTTGTACAACTTCGTTTTCGTACTTAGGTTCTTTACGAAAATTAACACCAGGGATCTTATTTAACTCGTCGGTAAAGTAATCATTAAAACCTGCACCTGGTGCTGCAATAAGATCTAAACCAAAATCAAGTGGATTAGTAGATTCATTTAAACCACTTTCATGGAAGACACTCTTCATGTACATTTCGTCTTCTAGAAGCTCCTGCTCTGTTTTACCAGCAGGTTTTGCTTCTGTTACCTCTGCTACTTCAGGTTCTGCTACCTCAACTTCAGGATACAGTTCCGACAGTTTGTCAGAAATAGACTCAACGTCCAGCTCTACACCTTCCTCTTCAATTTCTTCTGGATCAATAGGTGCGCTTTCTGGTTGTTCAGGTTTTGCCAAAGACTCACTAAGGTCTGGCATTGTAATTTCAGCTAATGGATCATAATTCATCGCAGGAACCTCATGTAGTTACGGTTAACGGTTCCAGTGTATGGACCCATACCGGTTTGACCGGCGTAGTGAAAGAAGTTACCCAACGGATCTACCATAGGATCGTTGTCGGGATCACGGTTGCCAAGTTGGCTTTGACCTTTAAAATCAGTTCTACCATCCAACAACATCAACATCTCTGCAATCTTTTTCTGACCTTCAGGTGAAGCCAGATCTTGTGTCAACTCATCGCTGTAGAAAGCCTTACCGGTATAGACAGCTTCGTACTGACCAGGACGACGTCCAATCTCAGCGATGGTGCTGCCAAAACCTCCAGTAGCAAGTCTGTTGATAACTGACGCAGCTACGGCGTATTTGTCATCACCAGGACCAGCTTCTTTAGATACAATAAAACCAAGCTCACGATAGTCGTTAGCAGACAAACCAGTCAATCCTTCAGGTGTTTCACCTTGGAATACAGGAGCCACGTTAGGCATACCAGGACGGGTAGGCATTTGAGCTACAGGACCATACTTAGCAGGCTGGGTGTAAAGGTTACCCTGAAGACCTACCAGGTCCGCCATCCATTGACGTTTTTGTGAGGTAGTACCAGCACGTTGCAGGAACGCAGGAGCTTGTACAGTTTCATTAGGTTTTAGATTACCGTAGCCTTGAGCTGCAGCAATAGCAAGTTCCATAGGGTTTTGGATTACACGTTTGCCTACAGTTTCGTTAATCTTCTTTTGCAAAGTAACAAGAGTAGGATCAATAATACCAGTAGTACTAAAATTAGTAATAGCATCTACCGCTGCTTCTTGAGACAACACCAACTGAGGTTGGGCTGCAACTTGACTTAACACACCTTTTTGAGTTCTAGCTCCAGACGTGATAGTACGTACGTTGCTGTTTTGTGTAACCTCAGCTTGGTCTACAGCAGGTACTGGAAAGTTATCAAAGTTACCGTTCTTAGGGTTAACGTAGTACTGATGTTTTTCATCTGCACTATCTTTTTGCCACTGTGACAGGGCTGCATCTCGTGCTTGATCAGCAATAGCTTTAGGAGTCAAGCGGTCCTTAGGATCTAACTGAGTATTCTTGTCAGTCAACTCAGCATACTTGTCATCAAAGATACGTTGATAATGTGCATTAACTTGTACAGCCTGACCCTTTAGGTTGCCCAAAGGATCAACCATTGTACCTTTTGTAGCTCCACCAATAGTGGTAGAGATCTCCTTTGAGTTAATCTTGTACTCAGGAGTTTCTACACGTTGTACTTGTTTATCAACCTTTTCACGAAACTCAGGCCCTACAACAGGGTGAAGGTAGTAGTCTGCGGTTTGACTGGCGTTACCAGTAGCCAAAGCAATCTCCGCATCTTCACGCAGTTTGGTTAGCTCATCAGCACCGTAAGACCCTATACGGATCTGCTGGTTAATAACCTTTAACATGTCACTGGCATCAATGCCCAGTTCTGCAGCTCGCTGCCTGGTAGTTGTTTTGAGGGCAACAAAATCAGAAACAGGAGCGTTTTGTTCAGTTAACGTTTTGTAAGCTTCAGTGATGCCAAACTTAAGGTCTTGTGTATCTGCCTTCAGTTTGTTAGCTAGATATGTACGACGCTTGTCACGATACGTACGCATCAACAGACGGGCTTGCAGAGGAGCACGCTCCATAAAGGTCTTGCCATCTGCAGTCCGAGCGTTCATAATAAAGTCACCAAGCATTGAAAACTCAGCGCCGTTTTCTGCAGCAGTACCAATGTCAGAGATCAATCTTTTGTAAAACTCTTTTGGAGTGTTGAGCAAACTGACACCGTCTTTGTCGTAGATGCTTGCAGCTTTAACCATAGCCTTAGCTAAGGAGTCTAGGTCACCGTTTTCAAAATCTCTAAGCATACCAGTATAGGCAGCATTAAATCTAACTGTTCCGTCAGTAGCTCTGGTAGTTCGTGAGTATTTTCTAGAAATTTCAGCATCAGTTTTAAAAGCTGCTGCCATTTCTTTGTGAAGTAAACCAGGGTTAGTATCAGCCAAATGCTCATGACCCATAAACGCAGTGCGTAAATGAGACATAATCTGTTTGTGCTGATAATCTGGCAACCCTGGTTCGTTAATCCTTACTTCTACTAACTGGTTGTTTTCGTCCTCTACCATAATAGTAGAGTCGTTTGTTTCAAGCTGTGTCTTCATCCAGTCAGGATACACGTTCGTAAAGTAGTGACCGGCAAGTCGTTTTTGTAGGTCAATTTGCCCGTGATTAGAGAAATTCAAAAAACCACGAACAACATCGTAGTTTCCTGTTTTTGCTACTTCTGCGGTTGCTTGGTCTACAACTCCATCTCTTTGTTTTTCTAGCTGTTCTAAAGCAAGAGCTTCACCATCTGGATCGACGAGTCCGTCACGAACCATTTGGAAATACCGATCCTTAGAACGTGCAAGTTGAATAGCAACGTCTGTTTTCTGCAGTTCAATAGCAGTGTTAACAGCTTTAGGAACCAGCTCAGCAAACTGTTCTAAGAACGAACGGTCTTGCATACCGTAGTCTGCTTGAGCGTTAGCCTTACCGCTTTGCGCTAGGTTGGCAAAGCTTTGTTGAATAATAGATAGGTTCTGAGCAAGTTGCGGGTTAGGATCAGGAAGCTTGAGTGGATCAAACGCTTGCGATTGAGCAGATGCCTGAAACTGAACCTCAGAAAGTTCTGGTAGTTTCATAGTTATCCCGTAGGATTAGTTTTGTGGTCTAAATACAGAGTCAGGGTTAAATACAGAATCGAAGTTCTTGTACGCACTCAAGCCGGTCTGGACACCACCCATGATCTTCATAGCAGTGTTAAAGAAACCACCACCACTTTGAATAGGTGCATTGTATCCACGTGCCGCCATCTCAGCAATAGGTGCGCCACCAATAATAGGTTGAGACGTAGCAAGGTTAGCCTGCTCTAGTGCGCCAGAAATACCGCCGATGTTGCGACCGTATTGACGTTGAGCACTTGCGATGCTTTCGACAAACTTAGCATTGTTGCGACCGTAGTCGCCAAGAGTTTTGATAGCTCGGGCTCTGTCTGCGCTTTTCCCGTAGGATTCAGTTGCAGCAGCATAGCCTTCGGCTTCATCTAGTTGACGCAGTAAGCCTTCCTTTTGGAAAGCAAACGACATCATCTGTTCTGCAAACTTAGCTTGTTCTGTTTGGAACGAAGCATTAGCAGCAGCATAGTTTTCGTCAAATTGTTTGTAAACTTGTTGTACCGTACGCTCGTATGCACGTGCACGGTAGTCATTCATTATCTCTGTCTTCCGACGAGACAGTGTGTTCTGGTATGCTTGAGCGCCGATCTGTGCAGAGTTATCTTTACGTCCGCCGAACATTCCGGCGATGCCGCTGACAATACCAACACCAGCACTGATTGTTCCAATAGGCATTAGGGTCTAGTCCAATAAAATTCCTTTAGATGTTCGTTGACAAACCAGTCAGGATGCCATCGTCGCCAACGTGAAAACGTTTTCCATTGTTTTTCAGGGTCAGCACTTGTACAATCTATAAAGATCGTATCTCCTGCTGGTATCAACCAACGTAATCTAAGGACTTCATTGAACCCACGTGGGATTGTCTTGAAGCCCTCAGTACCGGTCATGTGTTTGTGTAAAGATCTTCGGCGTCGATTTTGTTTTACGTGATACCAGTCGTTTATCTGTCGTCTGGATTTACCTACACCAAAACCTACCTTCCACACCACTGCACCGCTAGGCATCTTGTCCCATGGTTTGATAAACACTTTACATAGATGTTTACCTACTCTAATGGTAGATGTCAGGGTGCGGCGGTGTGGTCTGTAAGTCATGATCGGCGGTAGAATCGACGGTTGTAGTTACCTTCCCACACAATGTTCAGCAAGCTGATTGGGAAAGGAGTGTCTCCAATAATTTTGATAGTTAGGTTTTCGTTACGCTGGTAGATAGGTACGTCATGTGTAGCAGATGCAGCCAAGTTAACGTTGTTCAACACATAGGTGTTAGGCAATGTAACGTTGACCACATTGCTCCAGCTATCCCTACCAGTAATGTCAACCTTGTAGGTGACAGGACCGCTAAGTCCAGTAGACACCTTGATACGATGCAGAATCAGATCAGCCGTGCTATCAGCAATAGAACGTTGACCTTGCGTTTCTGTAGCGTACAGGGTAGGCAACTCAACCTCCATATCATAAACATAACCAACAATTAGATCACGTCCACGGTAATCACCGTTTAACGTAACTTGGTTGTTAGATATATTAGCATCTTCAAAGTAGAAGACAGAACCCTCGGCTTCACTGGTTGCAGAAATGGTGTCACCAATGTAAGTACCGATGGCTACCACTGCTAGCTTCTTACCAGTGATGTGATCGAAAGGCAGTGTTACTGTAGTCTTCTTTGTTGAAGACGAGTAAGATCTAAATGGATTGATATTAAACATATCCAGACATACGTCTGTTTTTTCACCCGTAGGCAGCGTCAGATAACCAGATTCACTAGCCTGTGTCAGGTCATACGATGCTAGATATACGTTACTACCAGAGCTAGTCACAGCATAGTACGTGGTCTTGTCAAAGAACTGCAACCGCAGGTCTCCAGTAAGCTTCCATTTGTACCAGGTCTGTACTCGGTTTTCACCTTGAATGAAGAACCTGTGTTGATAAACAGTATCGCTGCCAGCCTTGCCGAGTGAAATAATTGACATAGCCGGTGAGGATACCATTGTGTCAATATCACTAGGTACGTATTCAGGTACGTTTTGTGTAGCCTCATCAATCGATGCAGCAGCTTCTTTCTGAATGTTAAGCATAACAAACAGCTTGCTGTATAGATTAGATTTACTAATAAATGCTTGAGCTGTACCGACAGCTACAGCATCTACAGAGGGATCACATTCAAATGTGCTGACAGTATTGATCTTAGTTGTAGTAGGACTCAGAACGTCAGCATCTGTAGATAACAAAAACTGCTCATTAGGACCAAACACGATCAAACCAACGCTGGTAGACAGTGTGTAGTTCAAAGACACAGGGCGTACAGAAGTAGCCTGAAGGTCAATAGGATCATCAGCAGCAACTACTTGAGAGCTGTTAGCAAAGAAGTTAAAGTAATCACCAGCACGGCTCATGATCACAGCTTCGTTAGACAACAACCCAAGACGGTTACGGTAGAAGAACATGTTGTTAATCTTCTTACCAATAAAACTAGGAATAGGGTTGGTGTCATTATCACCTACTAAACGGTCAGTCCAGTTAACAGGTTCGTATTTAAAAACACCGTTGGCTTGACGTACAAGCTGGTGAGGCATGGTTGTCTCATCAATCTCAAATTTAAGACCAGGACCAATAGTTTCCTCCCAAACACCAACGCCTCGTGCAGCACCGTTGCTAGTTTTAAATTCTACATATACATCATCAGCGTTTACGTCGTCACTGTTAGTAACTCTAACGATGTAACCGTTTTCACATTGATTAGGTAGACGTGACGCTAAGTTAATTTTTTCTTGGAAAGCAAACAAACCTTCTTCAGAAGACGAGCCTGATGTAGAAATTGTGAACGCACTGTTGCTACTGATATAAATACCAGGTCCAACTTGTACTGCAGTTATACCGCTCATACTGTTGATAGCTGTAGCTAGAGCAGCAGCAATAGTACCTGCATCGGTTGTAGCCCCTGATACTGTGTCAGGAGTGCTGTGTGTATTTACAGTGCTATTGACGGTAACTTTATAGTCTGCGTTATATGCAACAGTACGGATAACTACAAATGCTTCGTTTGGTTGAGCAGCAGATGTAGTAGACTTCATAGCCGCAGTCTTGTTTTTATTCAAGACAAACGTATAGTCGTTAATGGTAAGGATTTCAATATCCTCAGGATCAGCATCTTTTAGGTATGCACCAGCAGGGATGTTAGCAGCACCGATTGCACAGGCAGTGACCTCAGCATCGTAATCACCTTTTTCAGTAGCTTCAGTCGTCTTAGCAGTATTGTAAGCAGTCTGAGCAGTACCCATAGCGGTCGTAGCTGTAGTAAGCTGACCAGAAGTATGTGTAGCAGCTACGTCTTTTTCTACTTCATACACACGATAGCCATCACGCTTAAACCACGGATAGTCATCTGTACGCTCGTTGCCTAGGACGTATCCTGTAGGCATAGTACCGCCTTTAGCAACAACTGCTACATTCTTTGCATTGCCTGTTAGGCTATCATCTTTGACAATACGTTGACCGTTATCAATACGCTCAAGGACACCAGACTTTAGAGTTTCTTCATAGTAACCGTTTTTGTACGTAACATCTACGTCAAACAGGTTTACTTTAGTTTTGGTTTGACCGTCGTTAGCTTTTTGAAAAGTAGACTGTGCTGTGTTTAGATCAGATAGTTCTGTATCAGTGGTTGACTGTGCTGTATTGTATGTATCTAGATCAGACTTAAGATTAGTGATGTTGCAACCACTAGGCTGTCCAGTAGCAGCAGTGGTACCCATGTCCACAGCACGAGGTTTTCCATCGATCAAACTCCAGATACGGAACTGTCCGTCAGTGGTATCATACTGACAGACATACTTTTCATTTTCATCCCGAAGGATTGGAAACCAACGTCCACGTGCTTCGGCATCATAAAGTTCTGCTTCAAATTTACCACCTGGTCGCTTGAGCAGTCCGAGCGCATAATCAGGAAAGACGTTAGAAGCTTCTCTAACTTGACCCGGAAACTTAAGTTTGTCAGGTTGCTGGGATACACCCAGAAGCAAGTTAGGAATCCTTTGGGAAATAGTACTCATCGTGCAAGTGCGTTATATGGTTGATAGTTGTTGTAAGTATTCTCACCATCACGCCAACCAAAGATGCTGTATTCACCTTGGTTACAGTCGTACTCAACTGCGGTGGCACGGGTCATAAGTTCTTGTTCTTGCAGTAGTTGGCTAAGCTGTGCTTCACCAACGGTTTTA